ATTGCGTTCTAGGGTCATATTTTTTCGTTACATCATCAATAATTCGTGTTGAAAAATCATTAAAATTTTCACCTGCTTTTGCCGCATAGTCACCAGCAACAAAAGTATTTTTAGCTCGTGCCAAAGACCCATTGTTATTGGTCAGCCAATCTGTTTTGGCGTTATTGATTGAAGCATCAATGTCTTGCAACTTAGCCATGCCACGCAAAAAACTCGATAAATCTGATGCTGATGCTGTCTCGCTTGGGAAACCACGCAATGCCAATGCAATGTCTCGATCAGTTGCTGGGCCTGGTGGCAAGGATTTTATAGCCGCTGTATTTCTAAGCCGTGTATATTCTTGGCGCAGTTGAGTCATGCCACCTTGAAAACCAACACCCCTTTTCAGATAGTCAGATGCGCTTGAGAAAACACCATAACCACCACCCTCGCCTTCAAGACGTTTTGCTAGATCATTAAATTGACCAGCAGATTGTTTTGATGTTGCCGCTGCAACAGCAGATTCATTTATCAGTTTCTTTGTGTCTGCTGGCACTTCATTTAATTTTTGACCAACAGATGCTAATTTTTCAGCCACAGTTGCGGCAACTTCTTGTGTTTTTAAATTTAGCTGTGCTGAACGGTCACTAATTTGGCTCTTGAGATTTTTAACATCCCAATTGCTTTTTTCAAGAATGGCAAGTTGTTGCTGCTCTGCAAATTGCGCCTCCACTCTGGCTTTGTTGGCATCTGCCGTTGCTTTTGCAGCATCAGCGGCTGCTTTCTCTGGTGCATTTTTAGCTGTTTGCTGTGCTACGGTGGCATCTGCCACGGCTTTGTCTGCTTTAGCTATAGCTTCTTTTAATGCACTTGGCTGTAGGGCTTCTGCTCTTTGTGTTGATAATGCCTTGTCAGCATTTTCAAGAAAATCTTTACCGCCAGGCAATCCAGCAATAGTCAACGCAATTGTTGTCTGCGCTCCTGTTGGGTTGAGCCTGATAAGATTTGAAAGGTCGTCATAACCCTGCGCCTCTTTTTCTCTGCCAGCATTTCTCAGTGCTGTGGCTTGTTCCTTGAGTTGCATTTCAGCAACTGGCAAATTTCCAGATTTGATTGCTGTATAAACCTGAGTGCCTTGTCTTAAAGTGTTTTGTTGCTGTTCTTTTGTTTGAGCCTCAAAACCCGACAACACTGTTGCGGCTTGATCTTTAGGCAAAAAGGCGGTGACACGTGCGTAATCTGTTGCTGTTGCGTTCGGGTTTTTAAATAAATTTGCAAGTTCAGTTTGAGCTGTTTGTGCTTGCTCTAATGCTTTGCGTTCAAGTTCACGCCTTTGCTGTGCAGCTTGTATTTCAGCAACTCCAGCACCAAGTTTGAACCCACCCAAAGCAGATTCAAATGGACTTTGCACATCCACTGTGTAATCAATCGGGCGCATTAAAGGGTTAATCGTTGCCATGTTCTAATCCTTAAAACCCAAGTCCTGGAGTTTTTCCTGCACCATATTGGAAACCTAGCAGTTGACCAGGCAAGTTAAATAATTGTCCATAAGCTCTCGCTTGACCGATCTCACCACCAGCCCGTGCAGCACCCTGTTGAGCAAGTAAATTTGCCACATTTGTGCCAGTAGTTATGCCCTGTGCGCCAACACCAGCCGCAGATGCTTGACCTATTTTTAGCAAATTAGCTTCTGTTTCACGACCAATATCTGAGAAACCACCAAGTCTTCCGTATTGCCGCTCAATTTCCTGTTCCAACATTTGTGGTCTAAATTGAGCCAATGCCGCTTGGATATTGCCACCACGCAATCCACCTGTCGCAGATGCACGTTGCAATAATGCTTCTTCACCAGATCGCACTCTGGCTTGAAAACCACCACCCTGTTCAATTTCTGCAATCGCTGCAGCCTGTCTCTCAGGGCCAAGAACACCAGCTAATGCTTGCTGTTGTTCAAATGCTTTTGGCCCTGCTTCAGCATATGCTTTATAACCAGCTATAGCTGGCGCACCTACCTCTACATAGGGTTTTAAAATCGCCTGTAAAGCATCAAATTGTCTGCGTTGCTCTTCAATGCCTGCTTGGGCTGCACCAGACTGAATGTCTGCGGCCTCGCCAGCGGCTTTGGCTTGCATTGAACTGCCGATAAGTTGGCTTCCACCAACGACTAGGGCTGTGACTGGATCAGGCATCGCCAAACTCCTTCATGTAATCTTCAAAAGTTTCGCCATACAAAGCCATCACATGATGACCATATTTTGTGGCATATCCAGCACCATGTATTAGCGAAACGGTCATTAAAATCAAATCGTAATATCCGGCTCGCCAAACAAACGATTTGGCATCTGCCTGTTTATTGCGCTCTGCCGTGTCCGAGGCTTGCCACTTGAGAATCATTGTCGCCAGCAATGGCGTTAAATGGGCGCTATTAGCAATAAAAAATGTATTCTGGTGCATACCCACCAGTGTGTTCCAAATGGTCGCATTGAGGTCTTCTCGTGCCACTTGGTCGCCATCTGCTACATCATCAAAGACTTGGATTGAGTCATAGACCATCATCAGCCAATCAATGGCTGGTTGGGGTAGCATAAAAACCTTGGTCAGGTTTTCTCGCAGTCCATTGGTCATCCACAACTCCTAATTAGGGCAGGCCGCTGGATGCCAGAACTCAGCGGCTTGATTTTCGCACAAATTGACAAAAGGTCAATCCTCATATTCTCTGTCTTCCCAAGCCTGACAAACCCGCATATCGTTGCAGATGAAGTTCAGCTTTTCGCAGTAACCCCTAAACCCTGCGCCCCTGTCATAAGCCGCCATTGGGATGCGCTCAATTCTGACTTGGGTCATAAAGCTGTTGTCGTAATACTCGCAGTTTGAGCAATGCTTGCGTCTTGCGTCTTTTTCATCGCATTGCATCGCCTCTGCCAAACCAGCGTAGAACTCCTTATTTGCGCCAGGCTCATTGGTGGGCATTTCAGGGCCATAGTTCCAATCAGCAACAGCAACGGCATAGTTCTTTTTATTCTCTGCGTTGGTCAAAAATTCTTCTTCCATCGGCAAGCCATTAAAGCCCCGTGGGATAACCATAAATTCTTTCATTTCTAGCTCCTTATGAAATTTCTCGGCCTGATGCTCGGATGGTGAGGGATGTTGCTGCCCCTGCGATTGTGGAAATAAAACCACCAACGTCTAATGCTTGACCCACTAATTCAGGACAGGTGTAGGTCTCATCTGGCACGATGGTGCGTGTGTCGATAATCAGGTTTGATGCGCCTGCCGTTCCGCCACTTGTTACCAAGTTGCAACTGAAAGTCACATTGTTGGCACTGGTATTGGTCACCGTAAACTTGTCAATAATTGCTTTGACATTTGTTGCGGTATATTGGGTGGTTTGGCTATTCTCTGCCTGTTTTGCAGGGATTAGCACTTTTACTGTAACTGTCATTGGACACCTCCGATGTTGTTGTTGACTGTGAGAATTATGGATGGAATGCCTGGGTGAGGTGCAGCCGCAGCAAAAGCAGCAATTTCAACACTAAGACTTGTGGTTGAAAACATCAATTCAACATAATCATTGGCTTTTAAGTCAAAAAAGTAATTCAGCGATGAAAAAATCTCAGCATCATTTCCCTGAATCCTGATTTGGCTTGCGCTATCTGGCACATCCACACCGTTTAGACGAAACCAAAAATAGAACTCTGCCGTGCCGCCAGTAGTCTTATCCAACTGGAACGAGGTGTCAAAGTTGTAGATTCCCTCACTATCCACTACGATTCTTGATGTTGGAGTTCCAATAAATACCCCATTGCTCAGATCAGTGTTGTTGAACGTGATGGCTTTAGCTGTGTTAATTGTGGTAGCTGTCTGGGTGGTGGTGTCGTAAAACGAACCATATCTTGCTCGTTTGAACTCCCTTGGTGGTGGGGTCATCTGTAAACCCTCAACAGATTTATTAAGTTTGTCCACCAATGCCAAAGCCTGATTTGCTTTACTTTCAGCCAATGCAACAGTCACTGCAGTTTCTTGCGCCAACAATGCGATTCTGTCTAGTGCATCTTGTGCCTTTGCGTTCAATGCTGCATCATTAACATTAGTCTCTTGCGCTAAAGCAATGATCTGCGCTAATGCTGAATTTGCGCCAGCCGCTGCATTGTCTGCTTGAAACTCAAAGTCAGTCCCGACAATTACCTGAAGTGTATCAACCGTAGAAAACAGCAACTCAAACTGCCTGATCTGTTGCTGATCGGTCAAAAATGCCGCAAGTTGGTCACGGGTCAGATTTAACTTACGGGAGACAGGTGCGGTTGCCATCAGTATGCCAATGCCTCAATTTGGGCTTCTAAGCGCACATAAGACACATGGGCATCACTGTCGCCACGGAAACGCTGGATGCGCCAGTTCCTCATGTGACCTTGCTGAAACCATGCAAGACGCTTTTGGCGGTTGCCAATCGTGCCTACAGAGATAAACTTTTCCTGTGAATAAGTTTGCCCATCCAAAGAGTAGCTGGTGCTGATTTTCGGGTTTTTGCCTAATGCAATGCTACCCGTCAGGCTTACAAGTTCCATCTCGTTAAAGATTGCCCCATTGCTTTCGTTATAGACAATCAGTGTGCCAAACTCCCAACGCACTTGCTGACCCCAATGGTGGCCTGTATCCTGCACCAAGTAACCGATGCTTGTGGACTGCGGGTCTCCAACCATCCACTTGTCGTACACCCAAACCATGTTTCTGGCTCGGTATTGTGCAAACCCAGCAAGGGTTGTGGTCAGTGTGAACCAGACAGGGGTTTGTAATGCCTCAGATGCTGATGCGTCATAAACTATGGTGCGATCAGGCAAATGCACATAAAGGTGTTCGTGGTTCTTGTCGTTTCTAGCCTCTAACTTGACCAAAGCTAATTGAGCCTCGGTGTATTCCAACAAAAGATTGTCAATTTCCTGAGTGCTGATCTTTTGAGTAGTTGCCGCAGCGCCCACGTAGATACTAGGTGCTTCATTTCTTGCACTACCTAAAAACGCAATGCGGTCGATAAAGACACAG